GCTGGGTATTGCAATACTGGGGTACAGAAGTTTGTCGTAAAAGTTTTCACAATGATATATGGATTGCTAGTTTAGAACATAGGCTGTTACAGCAAGACAGCGACATAGTTATTAGCGATGTACGTTTCCCTAACGAAGTCGAAGTGATAAAGAAAGCAGGCGGCAAAGTTTGGTGGGTACAACGTGGCGCACTGCCAGACTGGTATCCGCAAGGTATGTTAGCCAGCAACGGCTACGAGGATGCAGTTAAACAATTAGAAGAACAAAACGTACATATAAGTGAATGGGCCTGGCTACAAACTGTGTTTGACTGTGTGCTAACTAACAACAGTACTGTTGATCACCTTTATGCTAAAGTTAGTGGTCGTCTTTAAGTAAACTCTATACTTTCTAGTTCCAGTGCTGAGTTATAACTTATTATTTGTTCTAACAAATCTATATTTTCAACCCTGCCAATTACCGGGTAACCGGTGTAGTCAACAATGTTTTTAACACCGTGCTGTTCTACAAATGCAGGATCATGTTGTTTGAACTTTAATATTAAATCATCAAAGTCTGTGAACTCGTCTTCAGCAACAGTTACAATATTAATGCCTGGTTTTACAAAATTGTGAAATTTGCAAGTTTGGCTGATTTGTTGAAAATCCTGCTCAAGGTAAATCTGCAGTGGGCCATGCCCAACATAAGGGTTTTGCAGTTTAACATCGCCAAGCTCTAGTTTGCGCTTAAACGGAAACAACTCCATGTCAAATCCTGCCTCGTTATACCATTCAATCTGCAACCAACCTAGCCTACTAGGTTCTATATTGTGCTGTAGTATATGCAAACCGTAGTGTAGGTCGTGTATTACATGATCAAGTTCAGCAGGAATTTGAGAGAATCCTTCTGCCAGTAACGTTTCTATATCCTTGTGCATTTGTGCGGTATGCTTGATGCTAGTATCTCTAAAGTCCCACGACCATCCAAGTTGTTGATTTACTATAGTTGCAAGTTCAAACATGTATTTTTTTGTAAACTTAGGACGATCTCTATATACAGGAAACTCTTCTTGGTATGTTTTTTTCGTTAATTTGTAATACTTGTTCCCAACACTAGTATCATCAATATTACATATTAACTGATCAAAGTTTTTAAATTTTACTAGAAATTTCATTTATCGTTATCGATGGAACTTTCGGTCCAAGAGTTTTTAGTTTGGTGTATTTCTATTCTACAGTTAGCACACATGCTTTTTAAGTTAAGCCAATTGTTATTTTTTAAGTTGCCGTCTATGTAGAAAACAAAAATCTGCTGTTTGTGCTTGGCATTGAATCCACATTTTTCACAGGTTAGTTTTTTCTTATATCCAGCTCGTAACCAACCAGCTACTTGCCTTCCTCGTTTACCTTGTCGAGCACAACCGGAACACTGCTTTCTATAACGAGCTTTGCCTTTAGAATAGTAGTTTATTGCAACGGGATTACCACGACAAGTGGGGCATAACGGTCTTTGCATGCTATTATTTATAAGCAAACCTTTCGAAAGGCATATAAAGTACCCAAAATCTATAGTGTTATTATAAATATAAAAAAGTTTCTTAAAAAGGAAAAGAACATGGCATTAGTATCCCCAGGATTAGAAATCAGCGTAACAGACGAAAGTCAATACGTTCCAGGTGCAGTCGGAACTGTACCACTTATTATAATGGCCACAGCCCAGGATAAAACAAATCCTTCGGGCACAACAGCCGCAGACACAACAGCCGCCAGAGCAAGCAAGTTATTAGCCTACTCTAGCCAAAGAGAACTCATTGCCGCAATGGGATATCCCAGCTTTAAACAAAGCGCCGCAGGCACACCATTACACGGTGACGAAAGAAATGAATATGGCTTAATGGCAGCTTACAGCGCATTAGGCAACGTAAACAGAATTTTTGCAATTAGAGCAAACATTGACTTAGATGAACTAGCACCAACAGCAGTTCGCCCAGTGGGTGCGGTAGCAAACAATACACATTGGTTAGATTTGAGTACAAGTACTTGGGGAGTTTATTCGTGGAATGCTAGTACAAATGCATTCACAAACAATACTCCATTGCTGATCACCAGCACAACTGATCAAACACTAGTAAGCAGTATCTATGTACCTAAAGCCAGCATTGGTCAGATTGGTCAATATGCTGTATCATTTGGTACAGGAAGCAGTGCTAACTTGTTCCTCAAAGCAGGTGGCGATTTGCCAACAGGTGATGGGAAGTATAACACATGGGTACGCTTAGGTACAGATGATTGGGCAACAAGTATTGCTACGATTAAAGGTACAGCAAGTTCACCAAGTATTCCTGCAAGCACTCCAGCAGCCACTATTACAATTAACGGCGATACAGTTACTATTGGTAATACTGGTGCTGGTAGAACACTTGACCAAGTTGTTAGCTCAATCAACACTGCCGCAGTTACTGGTGTTACAGCCGCTAATGTAGGCAACAAGTTGTACTTGTATGCTTCAAGCCTAGCAGAAAGCGACGGAGCAACAGCAGACGGAAAGATTGCAATTGCTAACGGATCAGGAACTCCATTAACAACATTGGGCATTACAGCAGGAACATATGCTAACCCACTATTGCTTTACGGTAGCTTTGCCGCATATCCGAGTTGGAGAAGTACAGACACAACACCACGTCCATCAGGTTCAGTATTTGCTAAACTTGGTGCAACTGGTTCAGGTGCTGATTTGACTATTAAAAAGTACAGCACAACCACAGCAACATTTACTACACAGGCTGCGCCTTTTTACAACAGAGCAGAAAATGCACTTTACGGATTAGACCCAGCAGGTGGTGGCAACGGTATTGCCGCTGGTACGCTTTGGGTTGCGTATGATCCACTACGTACAAGCACAGGTGGCTATAAGCCGTTTAGTCGTAGGGTAGCAGGACAAACAGTGGTTAGTGGTACAGCAGTAGCCGCTAATCCATTTACTGCCACTGAGCAACTAAAGATTGGTGTTACTAGTATTGGTAGTGCGGTAATTACAGAATACACAGTAGTATTGTCAGGTACTACACCAGCAAGTTTTGTTAGTGACATACTAGCACTTAACATTCCAGAGTTAGACATCAGTGTAAGTAGTACAAATGTTATTACTTTCACTCATATCTTTGGTGGTGATATTTACCTAACAGATGTTTCGGGTACACCAACAGCAGATGCAGGTTTTTCAAGTAGCACAACAGGTACTATATTGTACGCTGGCAGTGTTCTTGCATTGACCAACTGGCAAGCACTCACATATACATACAGCACCACGCAACCATACCAAGCACCAGCTGACGGCGCATACTGGTACTACAGTGACGCCGCCACAGTTGACGTTATGATCGCTGACATTGGTGGGTGGAAAGGCTACAAGAGCAGTTACTATGACGGATCAACAACTGATGCACGTGGTTTTGATTTGAGCCAAACAGATGCAAATGGTGTACAGGTTGTAGCAAGTGAGCCAACATTCCAAAGCGACGGTGTTAGCGCACTTGTAGCTGGTGATTTGTGGTTAGACACAAGCGACTTGGAAAACTATCCAAAACTTTATCGCTACAGTGGTACTGCTTGGGTATTGATAGACAACACAGACCAAACAAGTCAGAACGGTATTTTGTTTGCGGATGCACGGTGGGACACAGATGGTACCACAGATATTATTACAGGTAGCCTACCATCAATCACAAGTTTGTTAGCAAGCGACTACATTGACCAAGACGCACCAGATTATAGACTTTACCCACGTGGTACACTATTGTTCAACATGCGTAGAAGTGGTTACAATGTTAAACAGTATGTAAACAACAAATTCAACGCAACTGCTTATCCTGATTTACCAGCAGTCCCGGGTGCAGGTAGTAGTTTACCAACTGTTAAGAACACCTGGCAAACAGCTAGTGGACTACAAAACAGTGGTGCAATGTTTGCAGGCCGCAAAGCGCAACGACAAATGGTTGTAGCCGCAATGCAGAGTGCAGTCACAGCAAATACAGAAGTGCGTGAAGAACAGTATGCATTTAATATTATTGTTGCACCAGGGTATGAAGAAGTTATTGACGAAATGGTAGCACTAAACAACGATCGCAAGAACACAGCGTTTGTTATTGGTGATACCCCAATGCGTTTAGCACCAAATGCAGTTGATATTGCTAACTGGAGTAACAACACCAATGGCGACGGACTTGCAACTGGTAATCCATATTTGGGTGTTTATTACCCGGCTGGGCAGACCAGCGACCTGCAAGGAAACACTATTACAGTTCCAGCAAGTCACATGGCATTGCGCACAATGATCTTTAATGACAATGTGGCATATCAGTGGTTTGCTCCTGCAGGTACTAGACGAGGTTTAGTAGACAATGCTAGTAGTATTGGTTACATCAACTCAGCCACAGGTGAGTTTGAATTTAACAGCATCAGAGTAGGACTACGTGATACATTGTACGAAAACAAGATCAATCCAATTACCAACTTACCAGGTGTTGGTTTGGTTGTATTTGGGCAAAAAACACGCAACCCAACCACAAGCAGTCTTGATCGTATCAATGTTGCACGTTTGGTTAACTTTATCAGAACCATACTTGCAAGAGTTGGCGATGGGTTCTTGTTTGAACCAAATGATAAAATTACAAGAGACCAAATCTCTAACGTTATCAGTGGTGCAATCAACGATCTAGTTGCAAAACGTGGTGTTTATGACTACTTGGTAGTGTGTGATGACTCAAATAACACTCCAACACGTATTGCACGTAATGAGTTGTATGTTGATATTGCTATAGAACCAATGAAGGCAGTTGAGTTTATTTTCATTCCAATTAGACTTAAAAACCCAGGTGACATAGCCGCAGGTAATTTATAATAGTAGTATATAATGGAGCCTTCGGGCTCCATTAACGCAATGGGTATTTTCGATAAATATCTATAACAGGAGAACATAGCATGGCAATAGCGTCATTAAACAAATTTACAGTACCTTTGAGCACAGACCAAAGTGCAAGTACTCAAGGACTATTGATGCCAAAGATGAAATACCGCTTCCGAGCGATATTTGAAAACTTTGGTGTGAGCACAGACAGGGTTGAATTAACCAAACAGGTTAGCGATCTTACTAGACCAAATGCAACCTTTAATTCATTTCCAATTGATGTATACAACAGCAAGGTTTACTTAATAGGAAAGCCAGAATGGCAGCCAGTAACTATTAACATACGTGATGATGCAGGTGGAAATGTTAGTAAACTGGTCGGCGAACAAATACAGAAACAGTTTGATTTTGCTGAACAGTCAAGTGCAAGTTCGGGTATTGATTACAAGTTTGTTTTAAGGTTTGAAATGTTAGACGGCGGCAACGGCGCGAATGCAGCCAATGTACTAGAAACATGGGAACTGTACGGAGCATTTATTGATCAGGTTGATTACGGTGGTATGGATTACAGTTCAAATGATCCAGCTATGATAGCTCTAACTGTAAGATATGATAATGCTATACAAACACCAGACGGAACAGGTATTGGTACAGCAGTTGGCAGAACCTTAGGTGAAAACATTACAGGTGTAACCTAATAGTTTTCTTAATAACAAAGAATACCCAGAGTAAATCCTGGGTATTTTTTTGGGCTAAATACCATATAAGGTATCTTTTCTATGGCTAATATTTTTGACGGATTTTTTAAACAAATAGCCACTGGCGATAGTGTTAAAGATTATAAACACGCCAGTAGACTGTTTGTTGATAATAACTATGCACGAAGTCCTAAGTATGACTGGCTGTATCATGTGTTTTTTGATGTAGATAGCCGGATATCAAATCTCAATGCCGCTGACATTACAGAAGCAGGTATGCTGGTTAAGAGTGTAAACTTACCAAATTATACTGTTGATGTTAAAGTGCAAAACAACTACAACAAAAAAGAGTTAATACAAACCAAATTAAACTATGGTGAAATTGCAGTAACATTTCACGATGACCAGTCTGAAGTTGTACGAAACTTGTGGTACGATTATTATACCCATTATTACAGAGATAATGATGGGGGATACAGTGACACGTCAGGGCATATATCACCTAATTATCATGTCAACAACAAGTACCAGGCACAAAAAGGAGATTTCTATGATAAATTTGGATACTCACCAGGCCCTGGTAAGAAGGATGCGATACCTGTAATGCCACCTGAGTTGTCTAGATATTTTACTGCTATTAGAGTATACAGTTTACACCAGAAACGTTTTAGTGAATACACACTTATTAATCCGGTTATAACAAACTTTACCCACGGAACACACAATGCAAGCTCTAATGGAGTGCTGGAGCATAGCATGACCATTTCTTTTACCACAGTGCTGTATGCTGGGGGTAATGTTAGTACCGCAACAGTAGCAGGATTTGCAGACCTACACTATGATAAATCACCAAGTCCGCTCACTCCTGCAGGTGGTGGTACAAATAGTATACTGGGCCCAGGCGGAATATTAAGTGCAGTGGACAGTATCGTTGGTGAAGCTTCGGGTGCAAATTTTGGTAGTGCGGCATTTACAGCATTTAGAGCATTCCAAAAAAATAAAAATGTTGATCTTAGAGGATTGGGCAAAGGAGAACTGATACAAATTACCAAGGACGTACTGCGTAGGAATGAAGATCCTAGAAATAATTTCTTTATTCCTACCACTGGCGTACTAGCCAATTCTGGATTATTTGGTACTGCGGCATCAGCAACACAGTCTGCAGGAATTACAGAATTTAGTGATAAAAGAACAACTGGGAGTGTTCGTAGCAATGGTGGTCCACTAGCCGGCACAGTACTTGGTCAAGTAACCTCACAAATCTCCAGCTCATTGAGTGGGTTTCCATTAGATATAGGCGGCGCCTTTAGCAGTATTACCAGTGGTGCGGCTGGGTTAATCAGTGGAGCACCTATAAACAAAATTTTAAACTTTAGTAAATCGGGCGACGGGATAACTGGTCTATCGGAGACCACAAGTCCAGAGTCTTCTGGGTTTGCAGGCAAGTTAGGTCAAATTGGTAAAAATATACGTCAAAGTGTGAATGCTGGAACGGACCAAGACCTCAGAGGCCTGGCAGGTGTAGCCAATGGATTAACTGCGGCAGCCCCTGGCATTGCAAACAATCTACAACAACTTGCACCGACATTCCTAGCAGGCACCAGCACCATATTTTCAAAAGTTTCAAGTATACTTGGTCAAACACCGTTTGGCAGTTTAAATATCCCTAAAGAATTAGCTGTGGCAAACGATAACGCCAGCGAGTTTATCGCGACAGGAAATAAACAAATTCTAGCAGATAACAGAATCCCTACGTCAACTAACCCAATGAACATATCAGGCAGTGTTCCATCCTAAAGGCAAATTATGACAGCAAACAGTTACATTTTCACTGATAGCGTTGTTGGCACAACTGGTGCAAACACTGCGGCTGAAATAAACGCCACAAACTCAAAAATACAAGGTTGGTATCTTGACGATCAAGATTTTCCCGACATGAACACCAGTCTACCAACAGTGCCAGGTAGGCAAGGAATAGCAAAGGACAACTAATGGCAAGCATAGTTAGAGCAAAAAATCCAACAAATTTAAGTTCAGTTAATTTAAACGCAATAGTTGAACAAAATTCCAACAAGTACTTTAATAATTTCTTTGAAATTCCTGTGGAAGTAAGCAGTAATGTAGATGCGGCTATTATTGGTTTCTTTGAAAGAACCACCGGAGATACAGAATCCGCAAGACAACTTGCTAGTGCAGTTATCTATACCAGTATCAAACAAGGTCTTGACCCCATGGAAACTCTGGCTGAGTTCCAACAAATTGACCCAGGCCAACTAGATGCATACACTGCATTGTTTTTGAATTTTGACCGAATTGGTACAAGTTATTTGGGACTAGCAAATATTCCAAAAATTAACAAATACATACAAAGATCAATATTGCCATGAGCTCCAAGTATCACAACGGATTTTATCAAATAAAGAATCCGTCAAAATATGTAGGAAACAAAACACCACAGTTTAGAAGCGGATGGGAACATGTGTTCATGCGCTTTTGTGATGAAAACCCAGCAGTACTACAATGGGCAAGCGAAGCAATACGCATTCCTTATCGTAATCCTTTTACTAACAAAAACACAGTATACGTTCCTGACTTTATGGTTGTGTATGTTAACAAAGGTGGCGAACAGCATGCAGAACTGATTGAAGTAAAACCAAATAAAGAAACATCATTGTCCGAAGCAAAGAGCACAAGGGACCAAGCGGCCGCAGTACTCAACATGCACAAGTGGCAAGCGGCACAAGCATGGTGCGATCAAAATGGATTAAGATTCCGCATCGTGACTGAAAATGATATCTTTCACCAAGGCAAGGCACGGTAAATACGTGCATGACTAAAAAATTAGAAAACCTATTTAATTTACCTGATATTGGTGATCTTGGTCCAGGCTCCAGTGATAGTAGTATAAGAGCATTACACGATACAGAACCAAGACACGGCATTGAAGAACAAAGGCAGATTATTGCACAAGTTGACGACGCAATAGACAAGATTGACATAGCACTTCCCACAGTACGAGACTTAGAAGCCAGCGACAGAGAAATGGACGACTTGGCAGCACTAGCAAAAGAAAAGTTTGAAGACCTGATGGAACTGGGTATGAACATGGATCCTCGTTTTGGTGGACAAGTGTTTCAAACAGCAGGTACACTATTGGGGCATGCCATTACAGCCAAGACTGCTAAAATGGATAAAAAGTTGCGCATGGTACAGCTACAATTGCAAAAAGCAAAACTAGACCACCAAGCTAACAAAGATAGCCCAGAAGAAACCGCAGTTGATGGCCAAGGCATTATATTAGACAGAAATGCGCTATTAGCACAGATACTCCAAAACAACAAAAAGTAATAAATACACTATAAACAGGACGAATTACCTATGAAAAGTCTAACCGAATATATAGCCGCTCTTAATAACACATACACTTTCCGTGTTAAAGTAGCCAACAAGAACCCAACCAAATTTATGGAGCAGATCAAAAGTGCTCTAGATGCGTACGAGTTAATTAGTATCAGCAAGCCAAAGAGCATGCCTGTGATGGAGCATCAGGAATTTCCAAAATGGGGTGCTTGTGAATGTTGGCAATTTGATGTAGAAGTTGCTTACCCAACAACCACTGTGCAGATTGGACAGTTGTTGCGTGAACGTGCTGACATGACACCAGACTGGGTTTGTGTACAAACTAAAGACCAAGCAGAACAGTTTGCTACTGCTGAAGCGTATGGTAAAGATCATGAAGGTGCATTGTTAACAGACGATACACTTAAAGATGCTCCAGGCGCACAAGAATTAGTAGGTGAAAAACGTATAACCAGTATGTTAAAAGATCTACAGAAGCACTCAGTGCCAGTTGCTGAAAAAACAGCGGCAGGCAAAACAACCAATGATGTACCACAGGGAACAACAAGCCCAGTGGGCAGTTAAAAAATAAAGGATATAACAATGAGCGAAATGCACGATATATTAAATAGACTCCAGCAATTAAACGAAAGCGCACAGCCAGTTACTGAAGGTAAGATGAAAGAACTGCTTGGTGATATCGACGAACTAACCAGCGACGAGTTCAGTGACAAGTACAGCATGTCCAAAGCAGAAGCAAAAGCAAAGTTTAACCTTGAAGATGAAGAAGTTAACGAAGTTAACGAAGGTGCTGACGGCAAAATGCCATCAAAGAAGCATGTTATGGACATGTGCAAAGATGGAAAGTCTGAAAAAGAAATGTTAGAAATGCATGCTGATGCAGACAAAGATAAACTAAAAGATTTAATCAAGACTTGCAAGGAAGAAATGAAAGACTCTAAACAGTCTGCTATTGCTGAAGGTGTTGCTAGAATTGAAGAAAAACTGTTAAAAGAATTTACAGAGTTTAAAGAAGGAAAAGCGTTTGCCGCCAGTGGTGTACGTGCTGACAAACGTGGCAAGTATAATACTGCCCCACAGACATTTTATCATGTTAAGCTAGAAAAAGACAACGTTACAAAAGCAGAACGTATCCTTGCAAGCGACGGTGATTCAGAGTCAGATGTTAAAAGCAATGCAAAACGTGATAACCCAGGTTGGAAAGTAGTAAGCGTTCGTAAACTTGATGAAACTGCCAAGCAAAAAGCAAAACCAGATTATATAGATTTAGACGGCGACGGTGACAAAAAAGAACCAATGAAAAAAGCCGCAAAAGACAAAAAAGCGAAAGAAAACAAGTAAAACAATGAAACTGGACGAAATCACAGAACAACGTGAACAACTAGAAGAAAATAAGTTGTCCATGCTTGGGACAGGGTGGGCCCGACTGACCAAACAATTCCCATTTTTAAAAAAGTTCGCGCCAGGCACATCCCGGGCAGACGTTATCAAAAATCTTCCTCCTGACCAACGGGCAGCCGTTATCAAATCGATTCAAGGAGTGATACGCCGCCAGCCTGGAAGTAGTTATTCTAAAGTAACTACTAGTAAAGGTGGCCCAACAAAGTCCGGCGGAGGATACAGTCAAGGCAAGTCTTGGTCCAAGACTAAAAGACAACAGGACGCTAAAATAAAAGCAGACTCAGCTAAAGTTAATCAACAGCGAGCCGCACAAGATGCTAAATTTGCCGCGGCAGACAAAGCGGCTAAGCAAAAAGCTGAAGTTGAAAAACTTGTTAGGAATCAGGCTGAACGTGCGGCAAAGGACAAGCGAGGTTTAGAAACAGCAAGAAAAAACGCTAAAGCCAGTAAAGCTGATGATGTCCCAGCCACTACCAAAGGCGCAGGCCAAGTTAGTAAAGTTAACAAAGCTGATGATGTCCCAGCCACTACCAAAGGCGCAGGTCAAGCTGTTACAAAAACTAGTTATAGTAAAGGAACTACCAGTCAAGGTGGTACACCAAAGTCCGGTGGCGGATACAGTAAAGGCAAGACTCCACCGTCAGGACCAAAGGCAGTACCAAAAACTGGTTATTCTAAAGTAACTACCAGTCAAGGTGGTACACCAAAGTCCGGTGGCGGATACAGTAAAGGCAAGACTCCACCGTCAGGACCAAAGGCAGTACCAAAGGCAGTACCAAAGGCAGGACCAAAGGTTAATTATATCAAGCCTATAGCAGTTGGTGTCGGCGCTTTAGCAGCAGCCAGTGCTCTCGCTGGTGATGGCAAGGAGCGAAAATCTATTCCCTTAAGACAAATGATTCGAAGTCTAGGCACACCAGAATCACCTGCTGTTATACAATTTGAATCCTCATCTCTTGATGAAAAACAACTAGAAGCCATGATACGCAACAGTG